GATTTTAACTGATCAGATTAAAGCTCTTGAGCTTAAATAATTTACGGGGGAAAGCGCACGATATATTGTGCTCACTTTATTAATCGTAATTACGTTAGTACCCCACCAACTTTAGGAAAATATTATGAAACAAAAACACTGTACTGATTTTGAAATTGAATACTTAAAAAATATTGGCCAAACACATTTACACACACTGCATACTCCAAAGCATGTGATGCTTAAAAATTACATTGCGGCATGTGAGCTGCGAACTGACTGGGCTAATTTAGATAAGAACAGAATTTTAGCTGCCGCCCATCTTGAATTATATAAATGTGTTTAGGAGAATAAAATGAGCGAAACACAAGGCGCAGGAGTACCAATAACAGATGCAGAGTTGCGCGAAACACTATCAGCTATGCATCATGGTATATTAGTTTTGCAAGCAAGGCTTGATGATCATGAAAAGGTTCTTGAGAAGGTAATGGTTGTGATAGATGCGCTAACATCAGGGAAGGTACCTGATGGCTTTCGCCAGCCAAGGAATCATTAAATGAAATACGGAACCAGATGCATGAAATGCAGGGAAGCCCTTGCAGTGACTACAGTTAAAAGCTCCATTGGCAGAGATAAACATTTATGTGAGGGGTGCAAAAAAAGAAATGAGCAAAATGGACAACGCAAAAGCAATATACGATAAATTTATAGATGGGAAACATGTCATTCAAAATGACATGGTTAACAATCCTCCACACTACACTAAAAACAAATGGGAAGTAATTGATGTATTGGAAGAGTTTTTTCCAACAGACCCATTGTTATTTAACGTAGGAAAATATATCATGCGTCATGAACACAAAGGCCAATCATTACAAGATCTTGAGAAAGCTTTATGGTATCTTCAGCGCAGGATTAAGAAGTTAAAGGATAGTCATGGATGATTTAGGGGTAAGAGATCTGTTTGCTATGTTTGCTTTGGCTGGCCTATTGATAAGAGATCCAGATGCTTTTATTGAAGACTCTGCAATGTATTCATATTTAATTGCAGATGAAATGATTAAAGCTAGAAAGCCAGCATCATCTGGCCTTCCAGCAATTAAAAGAAAACCGCGTAAGTGAACTATAGAAACAAAAAACTATTAGAAGTGGTAAGAGATGCGCCATGTCAGCACTGCGGCTCCCAAAATGGGACCGTGGTTGCTGCGCATTCTAATCAACAGCGAGATGGCAAAGGCACTGCAATTAAGGCCGATGACTTTCGCATAGCTGCTTTATGCCATATGTGCCACCATGAGCTTGATGCAGGTAATAAGTTATCTAAACAAGAGCGTCAAGAGCTATGGGAAGATGCTCACCGTAAAACAATTGGGTGGTTGTTTCTTAACGACCACGTTAAAATTATTTAAGGACATATGATGGTTGATCAGGGATGGTATCAGTTTTGTACGGTAAGGCAGGGTGAGTTATTAAAAGCATTAGAAGAACATGGGACATACAGAAATACCTGCGATGCACTAGGCATTGCTATGGGGACTTTATCTAATACGATTGCTAGAGTTAAATTTAAAGCCGCTACACATGGATATAGTCCCGAGCATGACATGACTAAGGTTGCACCAGAGCCATTTGTAATTCGAGGCACATCTACTTATTACAATGAGGATGGGAAAGTAAAAGGCCAGTGGGTTAAAACAAGGCTGGATGATAGTAAGGTGCAGCAGATGATGCTGGAAACTATCGAAGCAATGAAAGAAGAAATACCCCGCGTTAGCTTAATGACCCCACCCCCTCTCGGCAATTCAAACATACTCAACTGTTACGTTATCACCGATTACCATCTTGGCATGCTGTCATGGGATGAGGAAACTGGAGAAAACTGGGATATTAAAATTGGTGAAGACTTAATCATCAAATGGTTTGCCCAAGCAATTCAACAATCCCCTCACGCAGACACCGCATTATTCGCACAACTATCAGACTTTCTTCACTTCGATGGCATGGATGCCGTCACTCCAGCTTCCAAACATTTACTAGACGTTGATACACGCTTCGCAAAGCTCGTTAGATCTGCCATACGCGTACTTCGCACCGTCATTGATATGTTGCTACAAAAACACCAGAAAGTTCACATTATAATGGCTGATGCCAATCATGATCCCGTGTCCCAGATTTGGTTGCGAGAATGGTTCTCAGTTCTCTATGAGAACGAGCCGCGTATTACTGTAGACAAGTCCCCTAATCCATACAATGCGTATGAGTTTGGCAAGACTGCACTGTTCTTCCATCACGGCCATAAGAAAAAGGTGGCCAATGTTTCTGATGTGTTTGTGAGTATGTTCCGTGAGATGTTTGGTAGAACTAAGAATGCATACGCCCACATGGGCCATTTGCATCACGTAGACATCAAAGAAAATAACTTGATGATAGTAGAACAGCACAGAACTTTGGCGCCCGCTGACGCCTATGCCGCACGTGGAGGATGGTTATCTGGCAGAGATGCTAAGGTCATCACTTACCACAAAGAATATGGCGAGGTATCAAGACTTACCATCAACAGTGATATGTTAAAAGATCAATAATTTATGCAAACATCAGATTATGATAGGGGTAAGGCGGCAGAGGTCCGCTTTGCCAGTGAGCATTTAACGGATGTATCTTGGGCTACAAAAGAACAAGATATAAATGAGCATTGGGATGTGCAGGGCAGGCGCAATAATGGCAACTTGTATAAGTATGACGTTAAAGCTATAAGAAAAATAAACAGAAGTGATTCAGACTTTACTGATGATATGACATGGGTAGAAGGCACCAATGTTCGTGGCGGAAGAGGGTGGGTAAAAGGCGATGCAGACTATATAGCTTTTGAGCGCAAGCATGAATGGTTACTGATCCCGCGTGACATATTATATGATTGGGTATTGAGTATGCTTAACGGCACCAAAGGCAAAGGATTGTATTCTGTTTACAGCAGGCTAAATAGGCCAGACAAAATTACGTTAATTAAATATGAAGATATCCCTGAGTTTTATTTAACAAGACTTCCAAAAAAATTAAAGGATCAATGATGCCAAAATGTAATATTAAATACCTACTAGACGTATATGAGCAGGTCGATTATGATTACCTTTGCGTAGATTATAAGGTGCAGTAAATGGATAGGTATCAAGCTGTAGTTGACGGCATTGTAATTTTTGTAATGATTTGGGGACTGGGATCGTTTGCTAAAGCGGCTATCCTGGCATTTGAGTGGGTTACATGTAACCCAAGTTGGAGATAAAATGATTTTAGATATTAAAGATTACGTTAGTGAAGAAGCAATTTTGCTGGAGCCAAGAGACAGATATGACAGCTGTATCATTGGCGCTACATATGATGGTGAGAAGATCATCTACGATGCAGTTGCAATTATAGAAGCATTGGTAGAAGAAGATGAAATGACTGAAGAGGATGCCACAGAGTATTTTGAGTTTAATATTCTTGGCGCTTACATGGGTGAAAATACACCAATTTACGTTGGCACAATTCTTTTGTAAAAAAAAGCTTGACAAATAAAAAACTGCTGTGCTAGCTTTGTACCCATCAAGTCCCCTTGCTTGATACCTTCCTTGTTTAATTCTTAGCGGAATAGTAATTACGGAAGTAAAGCCCCTCGGTGTCCCTCACACCACTAAAAACCTCCAGCTAAAAACTGGGGGTTTTTTTTCATCTATCTCTTGCATTTTTATTTAACTTCGTTTAACCTACACGAACCGCTATGATTTAAACGATGGATCACTTCCACTTTCTGTGGCAGTTCAATTATATTCTTCATTTAATTCCTAGCTATGGCATACGCGCATAGAGGGGAAACCGCCGATCAACGTGTGCCGAGAGACCAATGGATGCTGGACAGGGTCAAGCGTGGGTGATAGTGGATAGAGCGCGTCTGGGAAATTTACAGCGTAACACATGTTACGCATCAAATTTAAAGTCTGTCCTATGTGTAGATATCCGAACGGTACTCAGGGTGATACGCCTCACGAGCTTAGACTACGGTCTGGGGTTGGGGGGTGCTGTCTTCTAAACCGACAATATCTAGGGTGATATTTCAAGTAGTTACTACAGGGGTGACATGTGACTGGGGGACTGGTAGGTGGAACTCAAACAGCTCAAAGGGGGTGGAAAATGTTTTACGGCACATCATTTGTTATTACATGTTTATATGGCATGAAAGTCAAGCCTGATCCTAAACGTGAAAAGAAACTTAAATCCGCGATTGAATATCTTGGAGACAAGTATTGTCTGGACAAGCCTATTGGAAGATTAAATGAAAACAATCATTCACGTTAATCAGCATGTAGTTAAATCAAACATCAAGACTGGCGAAAGAGAACCAGTCTTGACTGTTAAAACTTACAAGACCAATACCTACGCCAACGAAGTTGAAATTAAAGGCGACAGCAAGGTTGTATACAGCCATGACAAGCCTTTAAGTTGTGGCGCAAGGGTATGGATTGAAACAGAGGGTGAAGTAATCATTAAAAAGTAAGGGGTATTATGAATAACGCAATATTAGGATGTCTAGTAACATTTTTAACAATGCTGTTGTGGGTTAGTTTGCATCAGACTTGCACCGTTACGTTTAAAGACCATCAAGGTGCATACCATCAAATAAAGGGGAAAGCAGATGAAGATTGAATTTGATATGGAAGACAACAGTATTATCTATGACGTTTTTGACGGCATGTTTGTAGCGTTACTGAAACGGCAGTTAAGAGATAGTAAAGAGTATTTGGTGGCCGCTTACAACGAAGAGGACAAGCTCGCCAACCAAGCTAACATTGAGGCGTGTCGTGTGTTGTTAGATTATTACACGGGGAAAGATGATGGTGATGAAACAACATAAATGGAAAAAAGTAATTCGTAAATTAAAATGGATGATGATTAAAAACAGATGCGATGTAAGGGGGTGGTATTTTGACTAAAGACGAAGCATTAAAGATGGCGATTGATTGGTTTGAAGTTGAAAAAGGAACTGCGCCAACAAGTGATTTTGATTACATTATCAACGCTTGCAAAGAAGCACTAGAACAACCAAGCAATATGGTGACTGTGCCTTTAGATAAACTACAAGATATGCAACGTAGGTTAAAAGCACTAGAACAACCAGCGCAAGAACCTGTGGCTTGGATTGATGTAAATGATAAATTGCCTAAACAGTTAGATATTGTTTTGGTATCAGGTAAACATAAATCAGAAAAATCAAGAAGTGGTAATTATGAATTAGTAGATACTGCTACTTATTATGATTGGACTTGGGAAAAAAATGGTACAAAAGGATGGCTTTCACCTAGATTTGGTTCTGATTATGACGAGGTAACACATTGGATGCCACTGCCTAAATACCCACTCTACACCCACCCTCATCAATGGCAAGGATTAACGGATGATGAGATAGAGTATTGGGAGTGTTTGAAAGCACCACCAGTTCATCCTGACTTTTTAGAAGATGATAGTTGGCGTGAGTTTGCAAGATGTATTGAACAAGCATTAAAAGAAAAGAACATTTAACAGTTTTTGTATTTTAATGGATGATATGTAGGTAAAAGCTAACATTATGTCCAGTATGGTGGATGAATAGGTAAGTGAATAGATAGGAGAATGAAATGAAGCCACATAAATGGGCAAAAGAAATAAAAGCATGGGCTGATGGTGCAGAGATTGAAATAAGAGTTAATACTGAAACATTAGGATGTGATTGGACTGCAATTAAACAAGATTATGATTGGACACCAGCAGAGGGTGTTGAATACCGAATTAAACCACAGCCTAAAGAGCCACAGTATTTGTATGTATATGGCAGAGATGGCGAAATTGGATATATGTATAGTGAGCCTAGAGGATGGGCAGAAGATTTATTAGGCAAAATTAAACTAGAGGTGGATGATGAGTAACAAAATTCAAGATTTAGAGCAAGAAGTTTTATTGTGTTGGGGCATTACAGAAGATTTATTGTTGCTTGCTAAAGAGCATGAGGACAATGATGATTTTTGTAATAAAGTTTTAGGCCTTAAAAATGTTTACGATATGCGCTTTAGGAAAGCATGGGACACATATGAGAAAGTAACGAATGAATACTACGCATGGAAACCAAGAGAAGTAAACTTTGATGAGGAGTAATTATGAGTTGGAATTACAGGGTAATGGAGTTTGAGGATGAAATCGAAGGTAAGTATTATGAGATCAAGGAAGTTTATTACAATCGCGATGGCTCACTTATGGGTTACTGTGACGCTTCTGTCAGTGGTGGGTCTTTTGGTGACATTATTAACACCTTAGACATGATGAAAACAGATGCACATAAGTCTGTTTTGAGGGAGGAAGATTTCAAAGGGGCAACATATGAAGAGCGACCAGGAGTTGATTAGTTTAATTGTTGAGTATTTGGCAGTAAATAAATTTGCAACGCAAGAAGACTTAAGAAGGCTTACTAAGGCTTCTGTAAAAAGAATGAAAGAGCTGGCAGATGCAGGCCATTTCATTTATCCTAAAAAGATACCTGCGAACAAAAGACATTTATTATCAGATCAAACTAATTGGCGTAGATTTAGTTTAACAAAAGAGGTGCGATGGGAAAATGCAACAGACCATCGTCATCCAGATTTTCAAAAATAAGGAAGTAAAATGAAAACTATGAACCTTGCATTTTTAAGGACTGATGGCGGGACACAAGCTCGTGTCCAATTAGATCAGAATATTGTAAACGAATATGCCGAGCATATGAAGGATGGGGATAAGTTTCCAGAGCTTATTGCATACCATGATGGATCTGACTATTGGTTGGCCGATGGCTTTCACCGATACTTTGCATACAAGTCAGCTGATATTAAAGAAGCTGAAGTAGAAGTAAGATCTGGCACACTAGAAGATGCACAGCTGTTTGCATACTCAGCCAATTGCAGACGCGGATTATCTATGTCAGCTGAGGATAATCGCAATGTGGTAATCCTTATGCTCAAACATCCCAAGTGGAGTTTATGGACATACGCCGAGATTAGTAAGCACGTTGGCGTATCAAAAATGACTGTAAGTAGAATTGCTAAAACTTTAGAGCCAGATCCAAACGCTTCTACAATTAAAAAGTTTATCAATAGTCACGGCAATGTATCAACAGTTGATACGGCAAAACTAAACAAACCAAAGCCAGTTATTGAACGGCCAGTTGGCACAAAGCCAGACAGTAGCACTATTGATGAAAGACAGATGCAGATCGCCCAGCTTACAGATCGTGTTAGTGAGCTGTCAGATGTCATCAATGAGTTGTCAATAGAAAATGATAACTTGAAAGATAAGATAGCTATTGGCCAGTGGGATGCTTCTGAGTTTGAGAAGGTGGACATCGAAGAAACTGTGGCCAGCTTGAGAAGAACGATTACAGTATTGGAAATTGATAATAAATCTCTTCGTGAGGGCAGAGATATGTATCAAAATCGTAACGCTGAGCTGATGAATATGGTAAAATCACTTCAGAATAAGATTAAGAGTTTAGAAGCAAAGCTAGAAGCAAGATAAGAGGCCGTAAGGCCAACCCAAGCTGGGGGGTTTCCCAGCAGTTGAGGAGCATTAAATGGAGCTTGAATTAAGGGAACATCAATCCGCTGTGATTGATGCGTTACGCAATGGTTTTCGTGAAGGTCATAAGTCTTTACTTCTTTACGCACCAACGGGTTTTGGTAAAACAGAGGTGGCAATCTCATTGATGAAAGCCACATCTGATAACTACAAGAAGGCCTCGATGGTGTTAGATCGTATTGTGCTGGTGGATCAAACCAGCTTACGATTATCTAAATACAATATCAATCATGGTGTATTTCAAGCGGATCACTGGAAGTATGATGTCGCTGAACGCTTGCAAGTATGCTCAGCTCAGACGCTGGAACGTAGAGATAACTTTCCAAAGCCTGATCTATTGATCATTGATGAATGTCATATTGCCCGCAAACAAACCACAGAGTTTATTAAAAACAATCCTGATATAAAAGTCATTGGCCTTACAGCCACACCTTTTACTAAGGGTCTTGGTGATATATATTCTAAGGTAGTTTGTGGCATGACTACTGGGGATCTGGTCGATCGTAAATGGCTTGCCCCTCTCAAGGTATTCATTGCAAAAGAAATTGACATGACGGGTGCCAAGAAGGTAGCTGGTGAATGGTCGCAAGAGGAAACCACCAAGCGCGGGATGCAGATCACTGGTGACATTGTGGGTGAGTGGATCAATAAAACACATGAGATATTCGGCAGGCCACGCAAGACAATCGTATTCTGCTCAGGCGTAGCACACGGGGCAGATCTTGTAGCACAATTTGCAGCTCGCGGGTATAACTTTGTATCAATATCTTACAAGGATGACGATGAGTTCAAGAGAGCCGCAATCGAAGACTTCTCTAAGCCTGACACTGAGATACATGGATTGATAGCCACAGATGTCTTGACGCGCGGGTTTGATGTCCCTGATGTCATGATCGGTGTATCAGCAAGGCCTTTCAGTAAGTCTTTAAGCTCTCACATCCAACAGCTTGGCCGTGTTATGCGCCCCCATGCTGGTAAAGAGTTTGCATTGTGGCTTGATCACTCAGGCAATTACATTCGTTTTCGTGATGACTGGGATGAAGTATACGCCAATGGCGTAGAGGAGCTTAATGAAGTTCGTGAGAAGGCTAAGAAAGAACCAACACAGAATGAGAAAGAGGCTAGTAAGTGTCCAGTATGCCACGCGCTATGGCCTAAACATTCTGATACCTGCTCATCTTGTGGCCATGTCCGTAAAAAGCGCAACGAAGTATCATCCGTGCAGGGTGAGCTGGTAGAGCTATCGGAAAGCACTAAGAATGTAAAAGAAGAGAAGCAGGACTTTTATTCAGAGCTTCAATACATTGCACTATCCAAAAGCTATAACCCGCACTGGGCTGATCACAAATATCGTGAGAAGTTTGGTGTATGGCCAAGAGGATTAAACACTACGCCCAAGCACCCATCAACCAAGACAATCAATTGGATCAAGCACAAGAACATAGCATTCGTTAAGGGTAGAAATAAAGGATTATCATCATGATGTTTGAGGACTTTGCAAAGGCGCATGGCCTGATCATTCGCGGTATCACATCTCATAGGTGGGTGGCAACACCAACGACAGATCACCCGCACTCTAAGAACGGGCGATATAAGTTTATGGGTGATGTTGGCTGGGTGCAAAACTGGGCAACAATGGATAAGCCGAGTATTTGGAAGACAGATCAGAAGTTTGTCCCATCCCAACAGTTTAAACGGGATCAAGACAATGCACTCAGGGAGCGCAGGGAGTTGGCTGAGAAGGCTTCGGCAAAAGCTGGCTGGATCATGCACCAGACAGAGCTAACGTCCCATCCATATCTAATTAAGAAAGGTTTTCCTGAAGAGCGCATGGCCGTTTGGAATACGCCTGAAGGTGAAGGCAGGCTAGTGATACCTATGCGGAGGAATAACAAAATAGTGGGATGCCAGCTCATCAACGAAGAGGGGGAAAAGAAGTTCCTCTATGGTCAAACTAGTAAGGGGGCAACCCTTACACTTGACGCAAAGGGCGTTCCCATCTTCTGTGAAGGACTGGCCACTGGTCTTTCCATACAAGCCGTAATGCGATCGAATAAAATGCGCTACTCCATCCATGTGTGCTTCTCCGCAGGAAACATGAAGGAAGTAGCGCGAGAGTTCAGTCACGGCATCATTATCGCCGATCATGACAACAGCGGTGTCGGCCAGCGTATCGCCCATGAGGCAGGCAAGCCTTACTGGCTTAGTGATACAGTCGGTGAGGACTTCAATGATTATCATATGAGAGTTGGTCTTTTCAAGGCTAGTCAGTCTTTAAAGAAGTTTGTTGTTGATCATCGAGACGTTTTGCCAAGCCTCTCAAAAATTTAGCTTCAATCTGGCGGACGCGCTCTTTACTCAGGCCATAAAAGAAACCAGCCTCCTGCAAAGTAGCTCCGCCAGCCCTAGCCTTCAGTATAACCCAATACTTTTCTATTGTCGCATCCGTAATACTGGCGCGATATAAGCTCCTAAATATCCCCTTGTCAGGAAACTCCACCAGCAAATATGGTGAAGTTGATCCTGTTACTCTGATAGGGACAAGGCCGTTACCTTGTTTTAAATTCATTCTTCTTCCGTCCTTTCCAATTCGCTTTCAATAATATCCAATATCTCATACCTTTCACCATCATCAAAGTATGTGCCATCAACGGCTAGATCAACGGCCTCGTCAGCATCCTGCGCAATAACATTGATCACCTTTACATTCCATGTGCTGAATGAAACTTCAAAGTTTTTAAATTTACTCATAGATCCTCCTTCAATACTTTGGTATAAATCACAGCACCATCACTGATGATCTCATAGTCTGCACCATCTGCGCATGTGGGACAATCAACCTCAGCAACCTTTTTCAAGGCCGAGTCATGAGATAGCGCTTCTACTGTATACCAAACCCTTACTTCGCATTGAACCACTTGCTCTACTTTATATTTCTTCACGATATCTCTCCCTTAAACTATCAAGCTCTTTGCTTTCATCACGATAGGTGTCTAATAAATTAGACAGATCATGCAATTCAGCGTCTAAAAAATGTGGCTCTGTGGAATATCCCCAGTTCTCCAACACAGCTTTTAATGCATTTAATTCATTACGCTCAGTCATGATGCCCCCTTACCATGATGATTGATAATAAAAATCCCAGCTTTCCCAGCTCGGATCTGTAGTAAACGGCTCTAGCTTATCAATGGTATCCATAAGATCAGCGAAGTAATAATCATCAATTTCTGTTCCGCCAAAAAAGAAACCAGCTTGTGTCGGCAATAGCTCTTCAGCTCGATCTCGATGCGCCAGCACCTTCTTGCACAGCTCAACCAAATCTCTCAATTGATCTACGCTTACCCTATATTCCTTACAATCGTCCTCGCCCTCCTGCACGTTATCCACAAACCATGCATGGATCTGATTAGCCTTGCGCCAGTCACAAGCCCATATCTTAAAAGATTTAACCTGATAGCCTCTGGTATCAATAAATCCATTGACGGCCTTTGTAAGATCCGTAGGCTCTTCGTCCAGCGCCCCGTAGTGATACTTCTCAGCTGATAAATACATATCTAAGCCCATGATTATTTCCTCTCATTCAAATAAATTACTTCTGCACTTAGTAACTCAGCACCATGCACTTGAGTTTCAGAGCCAAACTCTTCCTGCGGATCAAACTCTTGAGTTTCCATCATGCTCCATACCTTTTCTACAGCCTCCTCTTCCGAGTTTGCCTCCACTGCCTTGTATCCTGCATATTCATGCGTAACAAATACATCATACATAGCCATAATATTCCCCTTAAAAGTTATGATTATCGAATGATAATCCCCAAGCCCCCAGCAGGAGCTTGGAAGTATCACTTCTTGTGTTGCTCAATGATCGCTTCTACTTCATCTTCAGTCTTGGCACTGGCCAATGCTGAAACCCGTGCCATCCATTGTAATTCTGCCTCATCATCTTCATTGTCATAGTCAGAATATCGGTCATAAAGCACATCCAAATAGCCTTCACCCTCGAAAGGGATCTCGGTGATAAAGTAATTCACCCGATTGACAAAATGATAACCGCTGGTGATCCATAGGCCTTCATCGCCTTCAATTAGCGTCCAAACATGGTTAGGATTAAACCTCTTGACGCCCAGCACATAATGCAATTCATCGCCATAGGTTTCAAACATAATCTCGTCCCCATTCCCGCGAAGATTATTAAATATCGGCCTATATTTGGCCTCCCATGCGTCATAATCCATCTCATCAGTCATGGCATTGCCATTCTCAATAATGTTTTTAATCTCTTCCATTATGCAACCCTCCCAATAAATAAAGATCCATCTTCGTTAAACTCCATATCGCTTTGCATCAGCTCCTCCGTGATCCCAGCATCTGAAAAGGCGTATTCCACATCACGCGCCACATCCATCAATATCTCTTCAATTGCCGTCCTGTAGGCATGGTGTGCATCCCCTGTTGCCTTGAAGGTGTCATAAAAGGTATACCACAAGCTATTATCAAGGCAATAACCTGTTGGCATATACTCTCGATCAATGCTGGCCAGTTTTACGCCCCTAAATGATCCAGCATCAAGGCTAGTCTTGATATAAGATCGCTGATACTCACCAATAGAGTAGTCATGGATCTTGCCACCAAAATACTTTACAAAGGCCTCAATGCACCCAATCGCCTCATCAAACCAAAAGTAGTCATGGTGTTCACGATAGCGATCAATAGCTTTGGCCTTCCCAGCATCGTCCAGCTCTTCAAAATTTAACAATTTCACAGTAATTTCCCTCATTTTGCGTCCAGTCCAATCTCAAATAAATAAATAAATACTCCACCCCCGCTAAGGGGTGAGAGCCCATGCAAGTATTACGAGGGTGCAGTAGATCACGGCCATCGCTATAAAAACATAAGTTTCGTTGTTTCTCATGAGATGCGCTCCAAGTAATTAGCTAGATCTTCCGCGCCCTTGAGTATTGCCTCGATCCCCTGCGTGGCCGTGTAATCGCTTATCAGATCCCAGCCCGTGTTACCATATACCAAGTGAACAAAGCCAGCGCGTTTATCATCAAGAAAAAATATCAGCGCGTCCTCATCAGTTGAATAACCAGCGTCAATGATGTCAAAATAATCGCTGGATTTCTTGAGCGGGTATTCTTCGCCATCGTAAACACTAATTGTATAACCCATAATTAGCGCGTCCTGCACAATCCGCGCGTATATGGCCTTTTCTATTGCTATCCTTCTGTGAATATTCATTCTGTAACCTCCGAAACAGTATCAATTTGCCAGCCTTCAGCATCGTAAGTTGTCCAATGCTTGTAATCCTTCTCTAAAACAATTTCCATCGCCTCTTCTTCGGTGTTGGCCTTGATATCAATTTCATAGTGCATGATCTCGCTGGCCGTAAATCTAAATGTTGCCATGTTAAACCCCTTAATTGTTGACTAAGACGCGCTCCCGCGCGTTTCGGCTCTTGAAGCCTCATCAGTTAGCCTATTCTTCGGGATGCGGTGAGTAAAATACCTCTTTCATCACGCCCAGCAAAATAACGGCCTGCTCAGTTTTCAAGCCGTTATGTTCCGCGAACCTCTCAGGCGTTAAGTAGTTGTTGCGCCAATCCATGTAATAGTCTTTTAAAATCTCTCTAAGCTCTCGCATTATTTCCCCTCTTTCAATAGGTGCTGGATCTGCTTGCCTACTTCAACCCATGCAAACCCGTCCACGATCCCGCGCTCAGGGTAGTCATCGCCCTTTGTTTTTGCTACCTCATCGGCCAGCTTGTGGATCGCTGACATAATGAATAAATGCGCCAGCGGGTGGCAGTCTAAAATTTTGTTTAGTGATTTTGGTTTCATGCTGTGCCCTTTGTGCTTAAAAATTTATTCCATTCATCTTTTGCCAGCTGGTCGATCTTCCGCGCAATATCTTTACGAATGTAAAAGACGCCGTCATGCGCCCAGCGTCCACAATAGTTATAAAAAAAGATCCAGTCCACGCGCCAGCCATCGGTTAAAGCTATGTCCCCGTCCTTAGTCCGTTCTAGCGTATACTTGCCAGCACTCATGATCACTTGCCCTGCTAGATCCGCGTTAAGTTGTGATTGTTTCATGTTACAAGCCCCTTAAATATTGTCTAAATTCCGCAAGCGCGGAGCGTTTGGAATAATAATAGTAAACCTGTGTAACCCTGTGGCCGTAGACGATCGCGGAAAGCTCCAGCGATCCGTTATGCTCATGCTTAAAAATAGTAATATCGTGCATTTGTTGCCCCTTTGTTGTTGACTAAGACCCCTCGCGGGGTTTCGGCTCTTAAAGCCTCATCAGTTAGCCTAATAAGTAAAATCAATAAAAACGATCGTTTCGCCTTTTAGGAAAATTTCCCTATTCCAATCCGTGTAATCGTTGCATGAATACATGCGAGAGCCTCGCTCATAATCGCCCCGCGTGTAGACCCGTTTCGCTCCAGCCTTGCGAACGAAAAAATCGCCCTTTTTAAGATCCTTTAATAGTGCTGGGTGGTAGTCGTTGCCGTCCACGTATTGAACCTCGCCTAGTCCGCTCATTTTTAAAACTCCCTTATCTGTTTTGCTACTCGTTCGAGAAAATCGGCCTGAGCGCGTTTGAAGGCGTCCCATTCGTCCCCGCTCTTGTTCAAGTCATACATGAAATAGTTGCCGTGCGCGGTGCCTTGCTGGTTGTTGGTTGGAAAAACCCAAGTGATGAACTCTTGTTTCCATGTGGCCAATACCACGCCCTCGATCTCGTTCATATACACGGCCAGCACCTGAGCACCATTAGCGCAAAAGTCCCCCACGCGCAGACTAAAAGATTTTGTTTCCATTTATTGCCCCTTAAGTTGTTTTGACATTGACGCCCCCAGCTGGGAGCGTTTCGGCTCATAAAGCCATCATCAGAATGCCTTAATAGTTTTGGAAGTAGTAGCCATTCTCGCTGGTATAGTCAAACATGATATTACGGGCGGTTCTTTCCCAATCGATCGCGATATAGTGCGGTAGATCCTTCGGGATATCCCCACAGCTTTCTAACAATTCCTGCGCGAATTCTTCATCTTGCGCAAATCGCCCAACAAAACGATCCTGCGCATCCGATAGATCGCCATCGAAGCCAGCATCTAAAAAGGCCTCCAATAGCTCCCGATCGTCCTGATCCAGCGCGAGGTATTCAAAAAGATCATCATCTAGCCCGCTTTCAGAATAATAGCGTTTTGGGAAGCCTTCGAAGTCTTGGATCATTAGCTCGGGGTCTTCTTCGTCCTTATGAAGCTCAGCGCAGACGGCGTTAAATTGCTCCGCGTCCGTGAAGCCTTCTAGTTCGATCCACGCCCCAGCGATTGAACCCTCGTTATATTTTGCATAAGTTCCAACATAAGCTCTTGCAGTCATTTAATGCCCCTCAGTTTATCGGCCAATATTAGCCCCTAAGCACCCCGCGAGATGCTTAGAGATAACATTAGTAAAAATTCACTTCTGCGTAGTCTTCGCAGGCCGTCACAAGGCCGTCAAAGTCTTCAGACGATCCCAGCAACCCAGCAAGCGAGAAAACCACGCTTTCAGGTATTCCGAAGTCTTCAGCCAAGCTGGCCAAGTAATCACGGCGTGAGTTAAAACCTTCTTCTTGATAGATGCTCATTTATTGCCCCTTGTATGGTTTATAAGTTTTTGTGTCGAGATCGTAAGTCATCCAGCGCCCATAGTGATGAAAATCAGCCACGATCCCACGCTTTGCAAAGTCCAGCACTAGCCAAGTAGCTTGGCCAATTGTTAGCAGGCGAGAAACCACGCCTTCACGAATAACGATATAGTCTTTTTTACCTTGTCCCTTTACTGATGCCATTATTGCCCCTTTCATTAGTCGATGTCAGGCCTCGTCACCTGATAAGAGAGATTATCAGCGCGGATCACTTGATTGTCAAGCGTTTCAGATCCCGATCATGAGAGATTAAAACCAAGCCAGCGAAGCGAAACAGTCCAGCGGATGCAATAGGCAATAAACAACCTTCATCCGTCCAGCAGGCCATCTGAGGCTTGCACAATCGCCACAGGAGGCACGATCGCCAGCTGGGCTATGCTATGACATGGGGCGTTTTAAGTGCTGGGATCAATTCCACGCGCTGGCCGTGTTGGTCGCTGGCTTACCCGATCGCGGGAGTTGATAGCGAAGCGAAACAGTCCAAAGGATCTAAAGACAATAGGAAGAGATCAAACAATTGATCGCTTGCATGTGTCCGTGTTGCTGTGCTATGAATTGTCCCATGTTGAACCACCCTATTAAATACCTATGAAGCTAACACGCGCACAGATCAAAGAAGGACTTCAGGCCATGCCAATAGATCGCCTCTTGCTGGGATCAGGTAAGACCCTGACTGCCAAGCAGAAGAAGTTTGCGGAAGAGGTAGCGAAAGGATCACCGAAGGCTAAAGCGTATCGGGAAGCCTACGAAAGCCAAGCACTCCCACAGACCCAAGCGAGCGAAGCCTACAAGCTGGCACAGAACCCAGCGATCGCCAGCATGATCGAGGCTCAGAAGCTGGCCATTGAGGCGCAGAAATATACAACCCCCCTACATTTAAGAGCCTTGACGATCCATAACCTGACCCAGCTTGCACTAGATCAGGAAGTTAAGCCAGCCCAACGGCTCAAAGCGTTGGAATTGCTGGGGAAGATCACAGAGGTTGCATTATTCACGGAACGGCGCGAGGTGGTGCAGGTAACGGATAGCGCAGGGATGAGGGAGAAGCTCCTGCAATCGCTCCAGCTGGCAATAAATAACAGCACGGCCATCGATGCAGAGTATACGCTGGCCGATGATCTACTAAGTGAGATCGCGGGAGGCGCACAAGGTAATGATGAAGCAGACGATCATGCAGAGCCAGCAGGCACAGAGCCAGCCAGCGAGGCAGACGATCCGCAAGGGGCTGGGGCATAGCAGAATGACAAACAGAAGACCCCACGCACCCCCGACCCCCAAATTTAGGCCTTATGCACCTGCTCGCCCATGCATAGTAATCCACTCATCCGAAACCAATCTCAGGCCATTCTTATGCGTAACACCTGTTACGCCTCCAGATTTTCCTGCAATAAAACAATTACTTAACTTTTTGAGTAACACTGTTACAGCGAAACACCCCCCCTTGACTGTCAAGTGGTTAGGGGTGGGGGGTATATATTTTCCAAAAACCAACTACTTGACTGTCAAGCGATTTATATGACACCAGCACAAAAACAGATTTACATAGTCATTGACGAGTATTGGAAACAATATGGTTATGGACCATCTATAGATGACGTTATGTATCTCACGGGAGAACAGGGCCGTGGCAACGTGGGCCGCAAAATGTGGAAGCTCGTAGAACTTGGGGTTTGCAAAGGGGTAAAGGGCACCGCCCGTAGTATCCGCCCTTCATACATACGCATCAGGGATATTGAATGAACCTAGAAGAATTTATTGATTCACTCCCTGAAGGTGAGAAGGCGGAGTTGATGTTGATGGCCGAGGGTTATAAGGACTCTCTGCTTCGCGAAAAGGGCCAAGTGCACTTCATGGAGTTTGTTAAAGCTATGTGGCCTGGATTTATTCATGGAAGACATCATGCTTTGATGGCAAAAAAGTTTGAAGAGATTGCTGCAGGTAAAACTAAACGGCTTATTATTAATATGCCACCTCGTCATACTAAATCTGAGTTTGCATCTTATATGTTGCCAGCTTGGTTTTTAGGTAAGTTTCCCAACAAGAAAATTATTCAATGTTCAAACACTGCAGAGTTAGCCGTTGGCTTTGGCCGTAAGGTGCGTAACTTGGTTGACAGTGATGTTTATACAAAGGTGTTTCCAAATGTCAATCTTAGGTACGATTCTAAAGCTGCTGGTCGCTGGTCCACTAATGCTAATGGTGAGTATTTTGCTATCGGTGTTGGTGGTACTGTTACTGGTAAGGGCGCGGATCTACTCATTATTGATGACCCGCATTCTGAACAGGAGGCGGCGCTAGCCTCAGCAAACCCAGAAGTCTATGATAAGGTCTTTGAGTGGTATTCATCTGGTCCTCGTCAGCGTTTGCAACCTGGTGGTTCTATTGTTATAGTGATGACGCGCTGGTCCAAAAGAGATTTAACTGGCCGTGTGTTACAAAGTATGGTAGAGAGAGATGGTGATGAGTGGGAGATTATTGAGCTTCCTGCTATACTACCATCTGAAAAACCTCTATGGCCTGAGTTTTGGTCTTATGATGAATTGGTTAAGTTACGTAATGAACTGCCTTTAGCTAAGTGGGCAGCGCAGTACCAACAAAACCCAACATCAGAGCAGGGCGCGATTGTCAAGAGAGAATGGTGGCAAGTCTGGGATCAGGAAAGACCGCCAGTGTGTGAGTTTATTATTCAGTCTTGGGATACGGCTTTTACTAAGAATGAGCGTTCTGACTATTCTGCATGTACAACATGGGGAGTATTTTATAAAGACGAAGATAAGAATGATGCTAATATTATTTTACTTGACGCTCTTAAAGAACGGCTTGAGTTTCCAGAACTGAAACAACGAGCACAAGAGATGTATAAAGAATGGGAGCCAGACGCTTTTATTGTTGAGGCCAAGGCTTCAGGTGCCCCATTGATATTTGAATTGAGAAGAATGGGCATTCCTGTGCAGGAGTTTACGCCAACGCGCGGCAATGACAAGATATCTCGTATTAACTCAGTGTCTGACATATTTGCATCTGGCAGGGTATGGGCACCAAGAAAAAGATGGGCTGAAGAAGTGATTGAAGAGATGGCTGCTTTTCCAAACTCAGATCACGATGACTTAGTTGACTCATCAACACAAGCATTAATCCGCTTCCGTAAGGGCGGTTTTATTAAACTGGACTCGGATGAAGAGGATGACATCCCAGGATTTAGATCACCAAGAAAAAAAGGATACTACTAAATGGCAATTGATAAATCGTTGTATGCAGCACCACAGGGTCTTGAGGCTATCTCAGAAAGCCAAGAGCCAATAGAAATTGAAATCGTTGACCCAGAAGCGGTTAATATTGACATGGGTGAAATAGAAATTTCATTAATGCCAAAAGATGAAGACGATGATTTTGATGACAACTTAGCTGAGTATATGGATGAGAGTGAGTTGTTAAAGATCTGTGGTGATCTTATTGGTGACGTAGAAGGCGATATCTCTTCACGTAAAGACTGGATGCAAACGTATGTAGACGGTTTAGAGCTGCTAGGCATGAAGATTGAAGAACGCAGTGAGCCTTGGGAGGGTGCATGTGGCGTTTACCACCCATTGTTATCAGAAGCATTGGTAAAATTCCAAGCTGAAACAGTGATGGAAACCATCCCAGCCTCTGGCCCAGTCAAAACTCAGATCATTGGTAAAGAAACACCAGAGAAAATGGCTGCTGCAGAGCGCGTTCAGCAAGACATGAACTACCAAATCATGGACAAAATGCCAGAATTTCGCCCAGAACACGAAAGAATGTGCTGGGGCCTTGGCTTATCTGGCAATGCATTCAAGAAAATCTACTACGATATTCAATTAGGCCGTCAAACTTCCATTTTTGTACCAGCTGAGGACCTAATTGTCCCTTATGGCGCATCAAATCTTCAAACTGCAGAGCGTGTTACCCATGTTATGCGCAAAACAGAGAACGAATTGCGTCATTTACAGGTGGCTGGCTTCTACCGTGACGTAGATTTAGGCGAACCATCCACAGCTTTTGATGATGTCGAGAAGAAAATTGCAGAAAAGATGGGTTTTTCAGCAACATCTGACGATCGCTACAAGATTTTAGAGATTCAAGTCAATTTAGACCTACCTGGCTACGAAGATCCAGATGGTTTAGCCCTACCATACATAGTAACAGTGGAAAAAGGCACACAAACTGTCCTATCTATCAGACGAAACTGGAGGCCAGAAGATGAAACTAAGCAAAAACGCAATCATTTTGTTCATTATGGCTATGTTCCTGGTTTCGGTTTTTATTGTTTTGGACTTATACATCTTGTTGGCGCGTTTGCAAAATCTGGAACTTCTATCATTCGTCAGCTGGTGGATGCTGGCACTCTTAGCAATCTTCCTGGCGGGTTTAAAACTCGTGGACTTAGAGTAAAAGGTGATGACACTCCTATTTCACCAGGTGAATTTAGGGATGTAGACGTTCCATCTGGCGTCCTTAAAGACAACATCATGCCGTTGCCATACAAAGACCCTAGCCAAGTTTTATACAGCCTTCTAGGCACCATTGTGGAAGAGGGACGTAGGTTTGCGTCAGCTGCAGACTTGCAAATCTCAGACATGTCAGCAAACTCACCAGTAGGTACAACACTTGCTATCCTAGAGCGCACACTTAAAGTGATGTCAGCTGTTCAGGCGCGTGTTCACTACTCACTAAAACAAGAGCTTTGTTTATTGCGTGACATCATCCGTGACTACACTCCAGAAGAGTACACATATGAGCCAGAAGAAGGCGGCCGTATGGCGAAGCAGTCAGACTACGATAATGTTGACGTAATCCCTGTATCTGATCCTAACGCTGCCACAATGAGCCAAAAGGTTGTGCAGTATCAAGCTGTATTGCAGTTGGCTCAACAGGCGCCACAGCTATATAACATGGCCTTGTTGCACCGTCAGATGTTAGATGTGCTTGGCATTAAAAATGCTAAAAAGTTAATCCCACTTGAGGATGACAAAAAACCAATGGATCCAATTACTGAAAACATGAACCTTATGAACATGAAGCCAGTAAAAGCATTTCTGTATCAAGACCATGAGGCTCACATCCAAGTCCACATGAATGCAATTAAAGATCCTAAACTTGCACAATTAATGGGTCAAAACCCTAATGCACAAGCAATTGGCGCTGCAGCAATGGCCCATATCAATGAGCATGCGGCATATGCGTATCGTAGACAGATGGAAGATATGATTGGTATGCCTATTCCTACAGGCGAAGAAGAAGATGGCATTCCAAGAGAGTTTGAAATTCAAATCTCTGCATTGGCAGCTCAAGCTTCTAATCAGCTTCTTAACCGTAACCAAACTGAAATTGCTGCACAGCAAGCTCAGCAAGCTGCACAAGATCCTGTTATCCAAATGCAAGCACAAGAACTTCAACTTAAACAAGCAGAGATTGAACGTAAGAAACAAAAAGATCTTATGGACGCAGCTGCAAAAGCAGATCAGCAAGAACTTGAACAAGAGCGCATTGCTTCTCAAGAACGTATTGCTGGTATACAAGTTGGCGTAAAAGCTGCTAAGAACCAGAAGGATGCTGAACTAGCAGAGCTTAAAGTTGGCCTTGAGATAGGTCAACATATGTCTGAATCAAAAACCAAACCTCAAAAAGGAAATATAAATGAGTGAACTAGAATACTTATTAAGTGAAATCAAAGACCGCATTGGTATGCTTCAAAGGGCAGCTGGTGCGGGAAACTGCAGTTCATATGATGAGTATAAGTATACATGCGGACAAATACGAGGTCTTGAGTCTGCATGCTTAATAATTATAGACCTCAAAAACAAACAGGAAGAAAACTTCGATGACTAACATAAATTTAGATCAAGCACTAGATTTATCAAAATTGGCTGAACAAGCTAAGAAAGACGCGCAAGAAGAAGCAGAGATACGATCAATCGTAGGCGATGCAACTGAAGTAGAAAAGGCAGCACAACTGCCAAAGCCAAGTGGATATCACATTCTATGTGCTATCCCAGAGATCGATAAAGAACTTCAAACTGAAAGTGGTTTTAAGTTATTTAAAGATGAAAGCACAATGCGGACAGAAGAGATTTTAACTACAGTATTATTTGTAGTTGCACTTGGTCCAGATTGTTATAAAGACGAAAAAAGATTCCCTAGTGGCCCTTGGTGCAAGCCAGGCGACTTTATTTTAATTCGTCCTAACTCAGGTAGCAGACTTGAGATTCACGGTCGTGAATTTCGTTTAATTAATGATGACACCGTTGAGGCTGTAGTTGAAGACCCGCGCGGCATCAAACGCAAATAAGGAATCCCCAAAATGGATGAAGCTGAATACAAATTTCCAGATGAGATAGAAGCATCTGCAAGTGAAGAGCAAGAAATTGAAATTGAAATCGTTGATGATACCCCAGAAGAGGATCGCAAAAATGCGACACCTATGCCGAAGGAGATTGTTGATGAGATTGAAAGTGACGACCTAGAATCTTATTCTGGCGAAGCAAAGCAAAGATTGCTTCAAATGAAAAAGGTGATGCATGACGAGCGCAGAGCAAAAGAAGCTGCGTTGCGTGAACAAGAAGAAGCCTTCCGTGTAGCACAACAACTTGTTGAAGAAAACAAAAAACTTAAAGGTAAGTTATCCAACGGGGAACAAACTCTCGTAAATACTTACAAAGAGACTGTAGCCCGTGAACTGGATGACGCTAAACGTGCATACAAAGATGCATATGACTCTGGCGACTCAGAATTATTGGCTGAAGCTCAAGATAAACTTTTTGATGTAAAAATGAAAGCACAGGATATTGCAAGATATAAACCTGAATTTTCAGAAGAAGCTTTACAAGAGCAAGAAAATAATGTACAAATGCAAAATCAACCAAAATTGGAACCAAAAACCCAAGCATGGTTGGACAAAAACAGCTGGTATGGCAGTGACGAAGACATGAGTTACCTTGCAATGGGTATTCATCGCCGTCTTGAAAAGGAGGGAGTAGCCCTAGGCTCCGACCACTATTTCAGCGTTATCGACAAAGAGATGCGCAATCGCTTTCCAGAGAAATTTTCAGATACAAAAGTATCTGATACAGAGACCAAAACCTCTTCAAAATCTAATGCACCTCGTACTGTGGTTGCACCTGCTACGCGTAGCACATCCCCAAGAAAGATTGCATTAACGCCAACGCAAGTACAACTTGCTAAGAAACTTAACCTCACTAATGAGCAGTACGCTCGTGAATTAATGAAAATGGAGTCACAAAATGGCTGAAAACAGAACACCCCGTAGTATTGAAACACGCTCAATTGAAGAACGTCCAAAGCAATGGCAACAACCAGAGTTATTGCCAGAACCAGATAAACAAGAAGGTTATGCTTATCGCTGGATCCGTGTTTCAACTTTAAATAATGCTGACCCACGTAACTTATCTGCAAAACTCAGAGAAGGTTGGGAAGCAGTAAAGAGTGAAGAACAACCACAACTAGCAATGTTAGCTGATCCTAATAGTCGGTTTAAAGATAACATCGAAGTTGGTGGATTATTATTATGTAAGACTCCAAAAGAATTTGTAGAACAACGGAATGCACATTTCGACCAACTATCAAAATCTCAAACAGAGTCTGTAGATAATAACATTATGCGTCAAAGCGATGCCCGTATGCCTATGTTCTCTGAACGTAAGTCTACAACTAGCTTTGGCAAAGGTAATTAATTTAATTTAAGGAGTATTTTTATGGCTTATCCTACAGTTTCAGCCGCTTATGGCTTTGAACCTGTAAATCTTATCGGTGGTCAGGTATTTGCTGGCTCAACCCGTAATTTGCCTATTGCGTATAATTACGGAACCGCGATTTACTCAGGTGACTTTGTAACACTTTCTAGTGGTTATGCTGTTGCAGCGACTTTACCAACTAACTCAACTAACACAGTTGTTGGCGTATTTTTAGGTTGCTACTACACTAGCCCACAAACTAAACAACGTTTGTTCTCACAATACTACCCAGGTAACGTAACGGCTGGTGACATTACAGCGATTGTTGCTGATGATCCTGATGTTGTACTTAAAGCAGCTGTTACAGCCGCCGCTGGTTCTACAACTATTGCTTCAGCCTCTTCATTGTTGGTTGGTTCAAACATGGTTGGTAATACATTAACTGGTTCAGTAAACACAGGCAATGGTGCAGGCGCAGTTGTTGCAGCTTCTGCAGCTGCAGCTTCAACAGCTGGTTTCCGTGTGCTAGGCTTAGTTCCAGATACACAAGTATCAACAGGCGGTACATACGTTTCTGGTACAGGTACAACAACATTGACTGTTTCTGGTCTTCCAGTTGGCACAGTGTTACCTATCGGTACAGACGTATTTAACGTAGTTAATGGTCAATTGCAATTCACAGGTTCTATTTTGACTGCAGCGACTACAGTTACTACATCAGGCAATACAGCGTTAACTGTTACAGCTTCAACAGTTACTGTTGCAGGCACCGTTGCTTTAGTTCAAACACCAGAAGTTTTGGTTAAAGTGAACTTCGGCGTTCATCGTTACAACATTGCTTAAGGAGATAATTAAATGGCAATTTCACGCGCACAGTTATTGAAAGAGCTACTCCCAGGCTTGAACGCTTTGTTCGGTTTGGAGTACGCACGTTATGGTGAAGAACATCAAGAGATCTACGAAACAGAGACCTCAGAACGTTCTTTCGAAGAAGAAACAAAGTTGTCTGGCTTCTCAGCTGCACCTGTTAAAAACGAAGGCTCTGCCATCGCTTATGACAATGCACAAGAAGCATGGACTGCTCGCTACAACCACGAAACAATCGCTTATGGCTTCAGCTTAACTGAAGAAGCTATTGAAGATAACTTGTATGACTCATTGTCTGCTCGTTATACCAAAGCATTGGCTCGTGCTATGGCTTACACAAAACAAGTTAAAGCTGCTTCAGTATTGAACAACGGTTTCAACGGCGCTGTAGTTGGCGGCGATGGCGTATCATTGTTCTCAACAGCACACGGTCTTGTTAGTGGCGGTACAAACAGCAACACGCCAGCAGTTGCAGCTGACTTGAACGAAACTTCATTGGAAAATGCAGTTATTCAAATCGCAGCTTGGACTGATGAACGTGGTCTATTGATTGCAGCTAAACCTAAGAAACTTATCGTTCCACCAGCATTGCAATTCGTTGCAACACGTTTGTTGGAAACTAAGCTTCGCGTAGGTACAACTGACAACGACATCAACGCTCTAGAAAACAACGGTTCTATTCCAGAAGGTTACACAATTAACCACTTCTTGACAGACAATAACGCTTGGTTCTTGACTACTGATGTTCCTAACGGTATGAAACACTTTGTTCGTACACCATTGCAAAACTCAATGGATGGTGACTTCGACACAGGTAACGTTCGTTACAAATCTCGTGAACGTTATAGCTTCGGTTATTCAGATCCACTAGGTATGTACGGTTCTCCAGGCGCTTAATTAGGCTTGGTAGTGTTATCCCCCTGATGGTTTCGACTGTCAGGTGCAGGGGCCCTTCGGGGCCCTTTGCTTTTTAATGGTTTAAATAAAGTAAAATAACTAAACTCTTATTTTAGTTTTGAGCATAAAAGTAAACTAAGAATAACATTTAATGATTATCCGTATTGTTTGTCTTTAATAATAGGCAGATTATTACAAGCAAGCAATTTTGCTTTGTATACATTAAGGACTAAATCATGTGGACAAAACCAGCAGCTACTGAAATGCGCTTTGGCTTCGAAGTGACAATGTACGTAATGAACAAGTAGTAACATATATGTTACTAAGGGGCTTCGGCCCCTTTTTTATTTATATACTTGCATATTTATACAGTATGTGTATGATTCAATTATCTGGGAATACTTATTCTTACCAACTGCCCCAGCAGACGATGCAAAGATGGTAAGAAGAACTTTTGCATAAAGGAATTTATAATGGCTATCGCTACTCATTTAGGCCCATGGTTATTGGGCACAGTTAAGAATACCACAGGTACTACTGCTGGTACAATCAGAAATACAGGCGCTACAACCGTAACTCAAACTGGCGTAACAACTGTTTCTAATACTTCAGCTACTACTTTATTTGTACTTCCAGCAGGCTCACAAATTTTAGATTTTACTGTTGATATTACTACTGCTTACGCAGGTACTACAGGTAATACAATTACTCTTGCAACTTCTACTGGTACTACATTAGGTACTGTTGGTGGAGCAACAACTACACCTTTATCTGTTGGTCGTGCAACATTCACTATTACTGGTGCAAGTATTGGTACTTATGTAAACGTAGGTACTACTGATGTGTTAATTCAAGCTACTTATGCTTGTGCTGGTACAGCTTCTGGTGGTGCGGCAACAGTTACATGTACCTACACTGTTCGCAACTCTGACGGTACATTCCAACCAACAGCGTTTACAGCTTAATTAATCTGAGGGTGGCTTCCTAATAAGAAGCCTTAAATGTCAATCGCCCACATGACAGCCCTTATTAAATATATAGGAGATTAATTATGCGTCAGCAAATCGCAACAAAGACAGGCACGGGTTCTAGTAACGTAATTGCCACAGATACATACATTAGCCCATTTAACGTGGGTTTTGGCGTTGTCGTAACAGGCACCGTGAACTACACAGTACAACATACGTTTGATAATCCTCAAACAGTGGCAAGCCCAACATGGTTTAGCCATCCAACAGTTGCAGCAGCAACAACAAGCCAAGACGGTAACTACGCGTTCCCAGTAGCGGCAATTAAAGTGCTAGTCAACTCAGGCGCAGGCACAGCAACAATGACAGTTATTCAGGCAGGTATCGCCTAACCATGACATACTCAGTCGGCAACTCAGAAGTAGCAAACTACGCTAATACCTCATCAGGTAAGGTGACTAATGTTGTTGCCGATAATGGAGTAGGTGGTTCGGGTGAGTCTGTTAACGTGGTTGATAGAGTAGCTTTATCTTTTGTAATTTCAGTAAATGTGGCAAATGCGGTTGTAGATGTAACGTCTGTAGTGGGGTACATTGCTGGTAAGTCAGATATTACAGTTACTGTAGACCCAAACGTTTATGTTTATGGAGTAGTGCCAACCAACGTTTATTCACAAAGTCCTGACCCAGCTTACTATAATGATATATTAATGCCTTATGCAGGGTTAGAAATTGTAGGCGGAGCTTCAGGTGACACTATAAAGCTAGTAAACAACGGATACATTACAGGCTATGGTGGTGATGGTTCGGGGATGGCATTCTGGGAAACTATATGTTGTTGTAGCGGATATAACACTGGAGCCAATGGCGCTAGAACAGGTGGCGCAGCTTTATCATTTGTAACACCTGGAATTAATCTAGTTATTGAGAACAACGGCTACATTGCTGGTGGCGGTGGTGGCGGCGGTGCAGGAGTTAATTTAAGTGGTCGAGGAACATTTGGCGGTGGCGGTGCAGGTGGAGGAATCTGCTATGGCTTTAGTGAAAACAAAGTTAGAGCTACCCCAACGTCCCCTACTGGATTAAATGGTGGCGTATATTCATATGGATACGATTGTGTTGGTATTACAATGTATCAGGGAGGCGGCGGAGGATTTACATTCCCAGGAGTTGGAGGGGCTTTAGGTAGTCAACCTGGATTTGCTGTAGCTTCTGGAGTTGGTGGTGGTAGCGGTGGCGGGGGGGCAATATCTAACTATACAGGTAGTTCATTTACACCAACTAATAATGGGGGAAGTGGAAATACTCAAGCAGGAGATACAAGTAGTTCTACAGCTTTTAACCGAACCATGGGAGGGGGAGGTGGCGGATGGGGAGCTGCTGGAGGGTCGGGTTATGTCGACAACGGTTTAATTGAATTTGGCGCTTCTGGTGGCTACTCTATTATCACTAACGGCAATGCTTATACAATGTTAGGTGATGGCAATACAAGATTATGGGGAACTGTAAGCACGACTTTACGAACAGTAGTGTATACATTCCCAACGACAACAGCAAATGCTGTATTAGACTTTATTAATATCCCACAGTTTAGTGCATTACCTATTGGTCTTCAGGTTGTTCTAATAGTCCCTGCAAATGTTACTTTATATTCACTAAACCCTACTATGCCAGGTTTAAAAATAGGGGCTACAACCACTAGAAATTGTAATGTTAGGTTAATTGTTAATGGAAATATCCTTGGGATGGGTGGTACTGGGGGTGGCGAAAATACACTCCCATCAGCTGGCGGATATGCACTTCAAGTAGGCAGTGCTGCCCTATTAAATACATTCCCGTTAATTATTGACAACCAAGTTGGATATATTGGCGGTGGCGGTGGCGGTGGCGGTCTTGCTGCTAATAATGCCAATTATTCCAGTGCAACAAGAGTTACATATGGTGGTGGTGGGGCAGGTGGTGGGGCTAGTGGAGCAGTAGGAGATTTTGCATACAACGCAAGGATAACAGCCCTAAACACTAATGGAAATAATGGTACATCAGTAGTAAACGGGATTAAAACATACAGTTCAGGTGGTACAGGCGGTACTATAGTGCCAGGGGCAAGAACAAATAATACTGGTACGTTTACAGGTGGAGTTAGCTATCCAGGACTAGGTGGACAAGCAGGTGGTTCAGGAGCATTTTATAATGGAAGTACAGTATCCAACCCAACCAACTATGGTGGCGCATTTGGTGAAAATGGAAACAATTCTCAAACTATTTCAATTGGAAATCAAGGGTGCGCAGGTGGTGGTGGTGGCGGATGGGGAGCAGCAGGAGGACAAGGTAGGCAGACAAACCAATTCTATCAATCTGGAGCTGCTGGAGGGTATAGTATTGTAGTTTCTGATTACGGCTCTGGCGCAGGTAATATATGGGTAGGTTCATCAAGCCATTTAGGTGGTGGTGTAGTTACAGACTTAGTTTAAAACAGGATAAAACATGGAAAATAAATATCGTATTCAAAACCACATCTTAGGAAAATCAGAATACTTTGATACAAAAGATGAGGCTAATACCCGTATCAAAGAATTACAGGATGAAATTCTAGTCAAACAAGCTGGTAGATTTAGCATTATTCAAACAGTGCAAACAGCTAACGGTATGATGTGGATTGCCCCATCTGAAAATTCAGAAGAAGACGGTGACTATATGGTCTTCCTTAGTTCTACTGGACAGTACGAAAAAGTAAAAGGTCGCACAGCAGCGTATGCTAGAAATCAAGAGCTAAAAGATGAGTTCTTAGCTGAACTAGCACAAGAACCTGTATTTGTAGAGCCTCCAGTACAACCTCTGACAAAAGGATTACAAGAGCTATGACAACAAAAGCCGTACCACCAGCCCACGCATTTACCTATGACGGGGCAAGAACTACTGTGTACCACGCCAACAAGGGCGAAGGTCTACCTAAGCACGACCACAAATACTCACATGCATCGTTCTGTACATCAGGCTCTGTTATAATTCGCAAAGAAAATAAAGAGTTTGTGATGGATAAAACCACACAGCCAGTGAATTTAAAAGCCGCAGAATGGCACGAGATAGAAGCCCTAGAAGACAACACAGTATTTATCAACATATTTGCGGATATTTATAATGACCACAAAGACTAAACCAGCTAAGGCGCGGGTATGTGAATTGTGTAGTAAAGATATTAGCCATATGCGAAGCAATGCTAGGTTTTGCTCTAGAAAACACAAAGGAATTGTTAGTGATAGCAAACGAAACTATGCAGTGGAGTATCAA